TTTTTGTATTCTTTAACATTAAAACCAGATCTTCTTGTGTTCCATAGCATGATGCCTTTTGGAAATAGAGCTGAGTCCGGAGCATCTGGATCTAAGAACGTATCAGTTAATAGGTCCTTGATCGATGCAGCAACACCAACACCGCCTGCTGTGTTTGAATCTAGTCTAGTTGAGGCCTTGTTGTATCTTGCGTCAGCAAATAAGATACCATTTTCTGTGGTTTGATCTTTTTTATCGATCAATACAAAATCTGCACCGTCTGTTAGTGATGTGTCATATCTGTAAAGTTTCGGATAATTTTCTAGATCGCTTGAGTCAATCCATAAATCACCATTTCTCAATGCAGTGCCGTCGGACTGCGTGGTAGGTTTAGTTGCCGTGATCTGAGGACCATTTGGATCTGTTCTCATATCTTCCGAAGCGTTATAATAAGGAGAGGTACTGTGTCTGTATCCAACAAATGTACTGCCATTGTGTACAAGGATGTCTGCGTCAGTGTTGGTGTTGTACCACAAAGTTCCATCAGCTGGTTCATTGCTTGGAGCAGTGACTGAAGCTGTGTAAGATAAACGCTTGAAGTTTGTAGCCATCACTGTAGCAGGTTTTGTGGAATCCTCTGTGAATCCTCCTGGTACAACGTATAAATTGTCAACTTTGGTAGAACTGTTTGCAGTGTATGAACCATAGTCATGTGCATTGGCAGAACCAAATCCAGCATTGGCAAGAGCCGTGCCAGAAGCAACGTCGAACATTCTGAACTCACCACCCTTGGTGTGTGTGATTTTTATAAAATTATCGGTTGTGATTTCAGCAACAAGATTCACAAATCCGGCTCCGTTTATCGCAGCAACAAAATCTGTGTTGGCTGTTCCTCCAAGTGTAACTGTCTCTGACTGTTCTTCTAGAGTTGATTGTCCCACTAGTGATTCAGCGATCTTGATTGAGTGGCCTGCTGTAAAGGTCGCTCCCGCAGTTTTAGATGTGATGACAGTTTTTCCACCTTCGTATCTAAACACTGTGAAGTCTCCTAGAGCGTCTGTGGTGTCTTCTGCATTACGTAAATTTTGCTCAGTGATATTAAATTGAGTGTATAACTTGCCTGCTGTGATTCCTAATCCGCCTTGGCTAGGATCTAACGCATAGATAGCTGCATGATTGTTCGCGTACAATGGAGCATCTACCACTGTGAATGATTTTGCAGCAGAGTTGTATAATTTTACAGAAATGTCAGCACCGGCATTTGGTGTTGTAGTCTTGAACCAAACAGAACCAGTTGGTTTGTTTTCTTCTGCTGTTTTCCATAATGGTCTGTTGATGTGTGAAGCTTGTAAAAATGTTGCAGTTCCACCGACAGCGGATTTCCATTCTGCGCTGCCCAGTTGCACCCAAGTGTTTGAAGCTGTTTTTTTGTAAATTTTATTTGTATTGTGCGTGTAGTTAATTGCATACTGTCCAAGGGTTCCGATCGATGTCAATGGAATGCCTGTGGCAACACCTCCCACTAGATCATCTACCGACGTGATGTTGATCGGAGTGATAGTGGTGAATGATTGATCTGTTGCTGACCATTCAAATATACCTGGCACTGTGGAAGTTACATCTAACCAATAAGTTCCATTGGTCGGTGCTGCTTCAGGAGCAGTTGCTGAGCTCACAAGTTGACCTAGATCAACATTAGCTCTCAATACGAAAGCTCTGTTGGCAATACCTAAGAATGAATATGCTGCTTGCAATCCATATTCGTTCAACTCATAACCATGTAGTGAATTGTTTGAGGCGTCTGTGTAAAATTTTGGATCCCCAAAAGTCTCTGTTAATTCTCTCTGAGAAGAGATCAAAAATACTGTATTTGCATTGGCAGATTTTGTGCCAGAAGCTATGGCTGTGCCTGCTCCGTTGGTCTTGTCTTGTGCAGTGGTCACAATTATTAAAGGTGTAGTGCCTGCGTCTGATGGTACGTAGAAACTTTCGTTTATTATTGTTACTTCTACGCCTGGTGATGTTAATGCCATTTTATAGTTCTCCTTGCAAGTGTAAACTAGACTTATTTATAGTAATGTAAGGTTTTTGTGACTTTATCTTAACATTTTTGGTGCCTATATAGGGCACGTAAATAACGTTATGAAAAGACCCTTGTGTAAAATCTGTAGGACCAAACCCCGAGCATATGGCTATCGCAAGGGGGTCAAAATATACTGGCGCAGCAAGTGCGACACCTGCATACGCAAGCAAAAAAATCTAAAAGTTAATGGCCCCACCCGTTGGTTCCTTTCGGGCTACCGTAAAAAAACTAGATGCGAGCTTTGTGGGTTCAAATCAATAAGCGAGCAGCAGATGGATGTGTTCCATGTAGACGGCAACAGGAATAACACAAGTGTGTATAATTTAAAGACCATTTGTGCGAACTGTCAAAGATTAAAAAGCACCCAAGATCTGGGATGGTTTATTGGTGATTTAGAAGTAGATGATTGATCATGTGGTCCACTTGTGTCTTCAAATCTGCCAAACTCCCTGAATTATCTATCTCATAATCAAATGTTTGCCCAATCCAATCCCACTCGCTTTGATGCACTGTTCTCTCACGCATCTCTTCCTTGGTAGGTATGGGTCCTCTTCTAATCAATACAACTTTGCCCTTTAGGCGTCTTATTGTGTCTATCTCATTTACGAATCTTGTGTCGCTGAGTACTATTTTTCCTCCGTTGTATCTAGCGATAAAAGAATCAATCCAAATGCTATCGTGGAAATGTCCACGCATAACTTCAGTGCCCCAGTATTGTAAAATGTATCTAGGCGTGATGGGCTTATTAAGTTTATCGCTCCAATACGGATCTATTCTTTCTCTCCACATGCGACTTTCTTGTGTGGCACCTTCCAGCAATGATCTATCCCAACCGAATATAACGCTCACAGCGTCCTTCAATGACTTAGCAAAACTGTCTCTTTGATATCCGTGATTGCTAACCAAGAATTCGGACACAGTATCTTTGCCAGATCCTATTAATCCTACCAATCCTATCAGCATAGAACTATATTATAGGTTTTTTATTCTTTTTGCAATCTCTTGTTTGACTTTTTTTACAAAGTTTAATATTTGTTCACGCATCAGTGGCTTATCGGCCACTGTACTCATATTTTCCAATGCAGTAACTAGGTCCGCTAGTTCTTCGAAAGATAGATCTTCAATTTTTTTGATGCCTTTGTATGCCATAATCGGACATATTTAATCTGAAGTTTTAAATGATTAACCGATAATAAAACTGATTGGTTTTCCACCATCCATGTAATTATTAATTTCTTGATCTAATTTTTCCATCATAGCAGTGCCATCTTGTTTCAAACTATCGCCATTGAGTGTGGTTCCGCCCTGCGGGCCCGCGATGGTAGCAAATTTACTTCTTGCTTCTCCCAACATAATTTTGCAAATTGCTAGGGTATAATCTCTTACCCATGGTTTGGTATAGATATCATTAAGCAGAACTATATCTGGTCTATAATTATCGGTGTGTAGCAATACTCTCTCTCCGTCGACTCTAGGACGCTGAGTAATTGTTAAGGTATGGGTTGCGTTGTCATAATGGAACTGAATGAATGATCCAAACATTTTTCCTACTAATTCTTGATATGATGCAAAAGCATAATATGTGGCCAATCCACCCGCTGCCCCAGCCCTCAAAAGATATGTGTTGGTGTAGGCTAGGTTGAACGGTTCGAACAGCGTGCCTCCCTGTCCATCACTCCTGCTGCCTACTGTGGCCCTGCCGATTTCTCTCACGTTAATGATCTCATTTGGCAAAATATATTTGTTCTGATTTTGAACAAGATCTAAAAAGGCATAACTTTCTTCTACAGAGTTGTTGGATCTCTGTCTAAATCTGTTCACTGCTCTTTCCAGGGCTATTTGATAGTGTTTCGGGTCTAATTCCACCTCGATCATGCCATCTCCCAGCATGGTTTTTACGTAATCAAATACCTGCTGTTGTGCTGTTTGTAATTCTGACATACGTATATTTATTGTTAAAACTTTTTCCATAAATATGGCTATATGCCAAGATTGTCAATTTACAAGCCAGAAAAAGGCAACGATTACAAGTTTTTTGATCGCAATATGAATGAAATGTTTCAGGTGGGTGGAACTGATGTTTTCCTCCACAAATATATAGGAATATACGATCAAGGGGCAGAGAACACTAAAGATGGAGATGCAAGCCCATCACAGCCTCATTACAGTGGCAGTAATCTTAATGAAAGAACTATACAAGATCTGTTATTTTTGGAGCT